TTATCGCTTTACGGTCACACTATCCACCAATAGCAACTTCTAGTGTTAACCCGACTACTGTTAATGGTAATGGGTCTGTTTGACGTACAAAAATTTGTCCATTATCTTGCCAAGTAGGAGTTAACATAATTTTTATATCTTCTGTTTTTAAATTAGGTGGTGAACCATAAGGTTCTGTTGTACGTTGTTTTGCTTCTATTAATTTATCTGCACTAGGGCCAGCGAAAATACCAGAACTTTCTAATACACGCAACCAAACATGGTTGAGGTTTTTTACACGGCCTTGCCCAAATGCTTCTGTTTGTAATGCTAAAGGTAATGTTTGTAGATCACTGTTGTATGGCAAACCAACATGAACAACACTAGATGCACGATCTAAAGTAACAGAACCACTAGCAACTGTTTTTTGTGGATGTACAGCACCATCAGCCAAAATACTGACAAGTTTACCTTCAAGATGTGTTAAACCTGATATAACATTTCTTGCAACTTCAAAATTTGTAAGTCCTGTATTTCTTAAACTTGCTGGTAAATCTACATCTAGTTTTACAGTTGCTACAGTTGCATTTGTTGTAGCAGTAATATTGCAACGATAATAATTTGTACCGTCTACTAAAACAATTGCATCACCTACATCATCAACATTAGGAGGTGCATTAAATAAATTGTAATTAGCAGTTATGGTAACGCTTTCTCCTCTTGTATAATTTGTACCGCCAGAAATAGTTACGGTACGACTTGCGTCTGTATTTGTACCGTCATAGGTTGCACCTGCGTCAACAAAAAACCCATCTCGTGCTTTGTCATACAATCTTGTATTTAAACGTTCTATATATTTTTTTGTCGCACCATTTATAGTTCTTTTTACAACGCAATAAAGTACATCATCATTACCTTCAGACACTGTTGCAATGCTTTCAAATGTACCATCGGTATCATGTTGATGCCATGCACCAATAGTTTGTTCTGGTACATAAGTAAAACCTAATAATTTACCGTTACTGCTAACAAACCAAACAATAGGAACTGGAGCTTTTGCCAATGCCATATCTGTTACTGTTAGATTATCAAATAAATGTGGCGCACGAAGTGATAAATCACCTGTAATAAAACCATTGGCTTGCCAGTTATAACCAAGTTCTCTAACATGACCACCACGAGCAGCAGCATATACCATACTGTTATTTACAATTACTGGTTGTGCATTGTTAGCACCTACATATGATTGTGGTTTTACTGATATAGAAGAAGGTGTTATAGCATCACTGTTAATTGATGACACTCGCCATTCTGCTGATCCAGTAAGCATAAGCAAGTTTGTTAATGGAACAATGTGTCTAATTGTATTTGCTTCACGAGCAGCAACTTTAAATTTAATTCTGTCATCATCTCGTATCGGTAAACCAAAAGATAAATTACTTTCAGTACCTGATTTGGTCATCAAAATAGTTTGAGGATCATTATTTGTGCCAGCAAAAACTCTTCTTTGTTCAAAATAAGAAACAGCACCGGGAAAATTATTTGTAGATTGAAATTCGTTTTCGTATATAGGTGGTGTTCTAGTAAAGTTTGGTGCAATGTTTGCATCAATAATAGTTGTAGTTTCAGTTTCACCAAGAAAACCAAATATACCAGCTTGTTCTTTATACACTCTGTATTTTGATGCGCCTGTTACAGCAGTCCATGTAATAGTATTTTTTGCTCCTGTCACATAAATATTATTATTAACAGATGCAGAACTAGATTGTGCGCTTTCGTCTATTAAATTACTAGCAACTGCTGTTACTACATATTCATGCGCTTCATATGTATCAGTGTTAGTACTGCTAGATGAAGGGATATATGCACTAACAGCTACGTTTGTAGGTGATGCTAAAGGACTAGCAAAATTAATAGTTTTTAATTCCCATTTTGTTGCACTTAATCTTCTTAATTCTCTTGGCGCATGATTAGGGTGAACTATTGTTATAACATCACCAGATTGCACATAATGTACGTCAAATAATTCTGCTTCTAAATATGGATGAGGTATTTCATATGTCATGTCAGCAGGTAATGGATACCAATTACCATGATTAAAAACAGTTGGGCCTTGTGGTGTGCTATTAGAATGATTAGCTCTACAATAATAATTTGTACCGTTATACAAAGCTATATCACCAACTACATAATTAGTACTGTTACTCCATGCAGAACCTGCAACATATACTAATGTTTGACCTTGTGTATGAAATCTAAAATATAAATTACCAAACTCAATTACCATTGTTTGAGTTGTATTAAATGTAAAATTTAATAACCTAACAGCTTTTGTGCTGTCTTTTACTTCTGCTACATATTTTAAACCTGCTCTGTTTTCTGCTGGGCCTTGTGGTTTTGCAATAAAGTTACGCATCGTTGCTGCGCCTTGTTGAAACTTAGCGTCATCTATACGTCCAAACATTTCTGGTGATATCTCACCTCCAGAAAATGATCTAGAAAACGTGCGTGTAACTGGCATTGATTACCTCCCTGATGTCCAAGGTACTATATGTTCTATTGTTATATCTCGATGTAAATTGTCTGCTTGTTTTGCACTAGCTAAATATGACATCATCATTTGAGTACTGCGTTTTGCTTCTGCCATTCCTTGATCGCCTTTTATTACTGGCCCTGCCAACATTGATGCCAAGTGCCATGACAATGTAACAACAAATAAACTAGAAAATAAAGATGCGTCAGTTACAAATGCTTGATAACGCAACATAGCATTTTCTTGGTTTGTATAAATTAAATCTCCTTCTACTGCAAATTGCTGTGGTGTATATTGTCCAGCTACAATTGTTGGTGCGTAATTAGATGTAATCCCTCCCGGTGTATCACCAGCAGACATTCTTGTAGCGTAATCGTTTTGTGAAGTTGGAGATATTATTGCGACAGGTGACATCATATCGCTAGGTGCTTGATATGCATAATCCCATTGGGCAAGAGTATTAGTCGTTAATGCTAAGTTGCCACGTTCTGATGCAAAATTCCATGTATGCATTTCTAACAAAGTGTCTCTAGCTATCGGATAAAAACGTGCAGCTTTTTCTGCTTGCGCTGATCCTTCTGGTGGGGATAGCGAAGCTATTGTTGCATCATCACCCAAGTGCGCTAGGGCAAGGTTGCAAATATCTACTTCAGTTGCCATTACATCTCCTATAAAAAGAGGAGGTCAGCAGTATTACCACTAGCCCCCTATAAACAAAATAAAAGGACTCAGCCTATTTATTAGCTGCTTCAAGTTGAGAAATTAAAGTATCTTTTGTTTGTCTTCTATCAAGTTCAATACCAATAGAACGACCATAAACTTCAAGTTCTGCTTTAGTCATCAATTCTAAATTAGTCGTTTTTACAGGTGTAGTAGACGCTACAGGTGTCTGAAGTTCAGACCCACTAACTAGTTCGAGATGTTTGCAAAACTCTCCGTTATACTCAAATTCTTCGCCCGGCTCTCTTATAGATTGCCCTACGAAACACTTGATTTTAGCTTTGTAAATAGGCATAAGTCATCTTTAATTTTAAGCTACGGTAAAGCCAGAAGCATAGAACTTTCTACCATCACCGATTGTTTCTACTACATCAGCAGTAACTTTACCAGCGTTAAAAGTACCAGCAATTGTGTATCTAGCACCAAGGTATCTTTGACCTTTACCAGCAATTTGTGGGTTTAAACGTACTACTACGTTCTTACCTAATGTAAGTGCTGCTGTAAGAATAGCATCGCTGCTACCAATAACAGTAGGACTTCCCAAGTTTGCACTTGCACTAGTAATAACTTCAAACTTTACGCTTGTACCGTTTGCTAATGCAGTGGTAACAGCAAAGTTCATGTATAAAGCAGTACCTTCACCCATGTCTCTAGCAACACCTAAATCAACAGTGTTTGTAGAAACAGCAGTTGTAGTAAGTGCTTGATCTTCGCTTACTCTAAGCAATGAATCTGTAATCATTTTGAATCTCCTTTAATAATAAATAGATTAACTTACCGCAGCTTCGGTATTGATTAGCGCATCTACTCTTCTTAGAGGAACTCCTAAGAATGATAAGTAGCTTTGTGCTGTACCAAACTGTGATAAACCTTCTTGAATTGCTAAAACAGACTGTGACTTGTCAAGTGCTGCAATAGATAATCCTGAGTGAACAGTTCTATTCATGTAGAACGCTGCTCTTCCCATAGCCATATTAGGAATTCTATACAATGCTCTAGCCATTAATTTGATAAGGGCAGTTGATGTAGTAGATGCTTGTGTTCCAGTGCTTCCTAATAGGTCAGAAATGTCAATATTGCAAATACGAACAACGTATCTCCAATCTTTAACAACCAATCCATTTTTCCATTGATAACGAGTAGCAAAAGCTTGTAGTCTTGTGCCATCACTGTTGTAAACAGTTTGCTCACCTAAGTCTTCGTGTGTTAAACCTGCCTTAGATCCTTTAGGAAAAGGACAATAAACAGTGTTGTCACCCCAAACAACTAGATATACAGAAGCATTATCAGAACCTGATCCACCTGCACTAAGAATGTTTACTGCGTTATCCGCTGAAAGATCACCGTATCTTGGTGCTAGACCTAGAAACTTTTTAGGATCTGTCCCGGGATTACCGTAAAACATTGTTTCTGCCTGTGTCTGGTTCATTGCTTCTAAGAAAGCAGTGTCTTCAGATAGACGGAATTGTGCAGTGTTACCATTTAACATTGCTAAGTCTTTATCAACTTCAGATCTTGCTTCTAGAATTCCACAAGCTTCATCGATCTGGGCTGTTGTTGACTTAGTTGATGGAATACCTTGGTTTAATGCTCTCCAATAAACTCCGGGTAATCCTGTTCTGATAACTACACGTTCACCAGTAGGTAAGTTACCTTCCTTAAAAACGCAGTCATCTAGTATTTCGTTTGACTGTGATAACAGTTCTGCAACGATTGGAACTCTACCGTCTGGGTCGCTTCTTTTCGCCCAATCCGCTAGCGTTAAATTTGAACTTGAGAGAGTAGCCATTAATAACTCCTTATTTAATTTTGCTGATTAGAATACAGTGCGTTTGCTATGCCGTTAAAATCTTTTGGAATACTATTGCCTTTGGCATTAGCACCTTGAGAATTACCAACATAACTGTCTTCACTGATTGCCTTACCTGCTCTGTACATAAACCTGATTATCTCAGGATGATTTCCAAAGCCTGTTTCTTGTAGCAGCGACTTTAAAGAATCAGAACCAAAAGTATCTAAAGCTGTTTTTGCAACATCTAAATTGGCTGATAACGCTTCACCACCAAATTCTTCATCTGATTGTGATTCGTTTGCCCAATCTGTTCTAACTTGCTCTAATACTTTGGCTTGCTTGGCTTGTATAACAGGGGCCATTTTGTCCAATACTTTTTGTGCAGCGTCTTGTGGCAGGTCAAGATCTTTAGCGACATCACCGAATGCAGTTATCACATCGGGGTCGAGTTCTTGTGGTGCGTCAGTCACCTGTCTATTGAACTCGTATTTTTCAGGTGCGCCTTTTACAACGTCCTGTTCGCTGGTTTCACTTTCAACAGCGGTTTCATCCGAAACTTGTTGATCCTGTACACTAGTAGCTTGCTGCTCAGTGTCAGTAGTTGCATTGACTGATTGCTCAGTTGCAGTGTCTACTGGTTGCTGTGTGTCGCCTTCATTTGTTTGGTTGGCTTCCGTCATCAGCATCTCTGACATTTTTTTGCTCCTTGATCATGGTCGGATATAGTTCTGGGCAGAGAGTGTGAACCAAGTTAAGTAATTGCAAACCATAATTTCTGTTACCTTCGCTAAATGACATTGCCATTGCGTTGGTGTTAAACGATGATCGAAATACACCTGCTTGCTCCAGAAGTCTCCAGACTAATCTGCGA